AGCGTCGATTTAGGCGAGGGGGTTTTCCACAAGGACACCACCCAGTCTACCTGCGATTTTAAGGAGTTATCCACAGATGGCAGATTCCACGGCACCGCAGAGCCTGACGGCTGCGGCGGCTACAGGCTCGCGGCGTGAGGTGCTTACCGCGCTGCGAGACAAGCTGGCGTACACGATCGAGAACTGCGAGAGCGGGCGAGACGTGGCGGCGCTGTCGCGGCGCTTGATTGACGTTGTGGCTGAGCTGGACAGCATGCCTGACGAGGGCGCTGCGCTCAACCCGCTGCAGGCGGCGAGGGCGAAATATGGTGGACGATAGGCGCTACGGCAACCAGCGGCCCACCTTCTCAACGGTCGGAGAGTGGGCGAGCTCGCGCGGCGATGACGCGATAAAGCTGTTCGCGGCTTACAGAATCAGGTTCTACGAATCGCAGCAGTACGAGCTGCGCGTCTTCTTCGCGCGCGACACTGACGGGCATTTCGCGAGCCGCACGATATGCATCTCCAAGCCGCGCCAGAACGGTAAGTCATACGCTGCGCGGTTTTACGCGCTCTGGGCTGCAGCTGTGGAAGGTCTGGCGGTGCTCTATTCCGCCCATCACGGGAAAACCGTTCGCAAGATGTTCAAGCAGCTGTGCGATTTCGTGATGGACAACGGCGATTTCCGGCGAGCGCTGAAGCCGCGCGGCGGCATCTACAAGGCCGCAGGCAGCGAGGGCATCTATTTCGTGGACGATTCCGGGCGCGATGCCGGGTACATCGAGTTTCAAACGCGAACCAACAGCGGCGGTCGCGGCGATACTTACAGCGTCATCATCATCGACGAGGCGCAAGAGCTGACTGACGAGCAGCTTGAAGCCATCAAACCCACCACGATTGCCGCTAGCGACGTTAGCGAGAACAAGGAGCCGCAGACAATCCTGCTGGGTACACCGCCAGGGCCTAAGTGCGCCGGTACCGTGTTCCGCGAGTACCATGACAAGGCGCACAGCGGCGATCTGGGCGGCATTTGGTGGTTGGAGTGGGCTGCTGACGAAATACCGGATATGTCCGATAGGGCTGCAGTGCTTGAAATCTGCTATCAAACCAACCCGGCGATGGGCTACCGCATCAAGGAAAGCTCAATGCTGGATGCGATGGACAGCACGCGCCCTGACGGTTTCGCGCGTGAGTACCTAGGATGGTGGGCGAAGGCCGCTCTGCTCAACCACGTGCTCACGCCTGCAGAGTGGACGGCATGCGACAAGCAGAAAGCGCCTGACGGGCGCAGATGCTACGCAGTGAAGTTCGCCCCTGACGGCTCGCACGGCGTTATCGCAGTTTGCGTGCGGCCCGCTGACGGCTCGCCGCACATCGAGCTGGTAGCGGTCGAGTCCACGGCAAGCGGAATCAGGTTTTTCGCCGATTTCGTCATTGCACGGAAATCGAAGTTCGCCGCAGTGGTCATCGACGGCGGCGGCGCTGCGCAGACGCTGACAGACAGGGCGCTCGCTGGCGGCGTGCCGAAAGCCGCGATCATGCGACCCGGCGCGGCTGACGTTGCGAACGCCTGCAGCACGCTGGTTGCGATGGTGCGAGAGAAGACGGTTACGCACATCGACGAGCCGGTGCTGCTGGATGCCGTCACAAAGACGGTCAAACGGACTATCGGCCGCACGGGCGGTTTCGGATTTGAGAGCACTAAAGACGGTGACGCGACGGTCGCTGAAGCCGCGGCGCTTGCGCTGTGGGGCGCGTTGCGCACGAAGAGAGACCCTAACAGGAATGTGGTGGTGTACTGATGGCTGCTTACATTGACGATGCTGCAGCGCGTCGCGACCTGTGGCATGAAAAGCCGCCTATGAGTGGACAGGCGAATGCGCGCAAGCGCAAGTTCGCGCTAGCGCCCGACACGCCTGCTGACTATGCCGACATGCTGATTGAGCTGCTTGAAGTGTGGCACAGCAAGCTGGGTAAAAATCGGCTCCGTCAGCGATACTACGACGGCAAGAACGCGCTGAAGGATTTTGGAATCAGCATCCCGCCGCAGCTGCTTACCGTCGAAACGGTTGTGGGCTGGCCGCAGAAAGCCGTGGACGCTCTTGCAGTGCGCTCGCGTTTCGACGGCTACAGCTGCGGCTCCGACGAGCTGCAGCAGCAGGTGGACGCTATCACCGACCGCTCGCGGCTGAAGCTGAAATATCGCCAGGGCGTGCAGAGCGAACTTATCAACTCTTGCGAGTTCGCCACTGTCGGCATGAGCGAGACCGGCGCGCGAATCGATTTCTACAACGCGCAGGACGGCGCTGCTGTTTGGGACGATGCAGCGGGCCGCATCGCATACGGCATGGTCATCGAGGATTGGCACGGTAACGTCCCCGCGGCTATCTCGCTGTACACCGACGATGGGCGCATGCGCTTTTTCGACACCGGCAGCGGCTACTTCGACTGGACGTTCGAGCCGTATGCGATGGGCCGTCCCGCTATGGACGTTTTTGCATACCGGCCCACAGAGACACGGCCTTTCGGACAGTCGCGCATCTCGCGTGCCGTGCGTAGCATCACGGATTCCGCTGTGCGCGTTGCCCTGGGCGGCGATGTCGCGTACAGCTTCAGCGTTTCGCCGCAGAAGTATCTGCTGGGCGCTGATGCGAACACGTTTGCCAACAAACCTAAGTGGGAAGCTTACATTGGCAGTATTTTTGCGGTCGGTCGCGACGAGAACGGCGATCTACCGCAGTTCGGCCAGCTGTCGCAAGCGTCCATGCAGCAGACCGTGGACTACTTCAGAACGCTCGCGGCGCGTTTCAGCGGCGAGACTAACGTTCCTATTAGCACGCTCGGAGTGATTCATGATCAGCCCGCGAGCGCTGAAGCGATTTACGCTGCGAATGAGCCGTTGATTATTGAATGCGAAGACCTGAACGACGGTAGCCGCGCGACGCTGCGAACGCTTATGCAGATGGCCGTTGCGGCTGAGAACGGCGTGCCGCTCGCACAGCTTGATGCTGATGCGCGTGACATCGTGCCGAACTTCAAAAACCCGGCTATGCCGTCCATCGTCAGCCAGACCGATGCGATGATAAAGATTTCGTCCATGGTGCCTGGATTCGCAGGAACAGAGACGTTCTTTGAGCAAATCGGATTCCCTGAGGATATCCGCAAGAAGGCTATGAACGAGATAGCGCGTCAGAACGCATCGTTCACGCTTGAAAGCGTTTTAAGCTCGGAGTGATGAGCGATGGCAACGCCTACATACGAGCAGATAGCATCTTTCAGCGGCGTGTCCCGCCAGTTGGTGCAAAGGGCTGTCAAAGAGTTCATGCGCCTGCACCGCGACGATATGTCGGTTGAGGATGTTGTGCGCCTGATGGCCGCTGTGGGCAACAAGTACGGTCTAGCGGGCGGCGAGCTGGGCGCGCAGTGGTACGACCTGTGCTGCAGGCTGGCTAACATCCAGGCTGAACCGGCTGAGCTGCACCCGGTGCCTGATGAGAAGGCGTTGGTGCTGCGCGCTGAATGGTACCTGACGCACAGCACGTCCGCGCAAGAAGCTATCACGAACTACATGCATAACGTCATCATGGAGAGCGTACGCGCGACCGGTGACGCCAACCTGTGGCGCGATTACACGCGCGGCCTAGCTCCTGGGCGGTGGGCGCGCGTTCCTGTCGGTGACACGTGCGCGTGGTGCCTGATGCTCGCGAGCCAGGGCGCGTGGTACGTGAACGAGAAGTCCGCATTGGGCGCGGAAGCGGGACACTACCACGATGGGTGCGATTGTGTAGCCGTCTACTTCGCCGACCCTGACAACATCCCGAACTACTCGCAGCTGACGCGATACAAGGAGATGTACTACGACGCTGAGAACGCACGCGAAGCCAATGCAAGCGGACGCGAGCGTTACAGCGAGGATTTGCAAGAGCGCATCGACGCTGCATACAACGCGCACGTCGCGAGGTTTGAAGCGGGCGAGACGGACAAGCCGTGGACGCCTTATAACGAAACGCTGATTGTTATGCGCTATAGAAACGGCTTGAAGTGATGCGGCCCGCACGGGCGCAAGCATCACGAGCAATTACGGAATCAACCCGCGACGTTATCGCGGGTTTTTTCATATGCCCGCACGGGCGAAACCTAATCCGCACGGATGAAAGGAATGCAGAAATGGCAGACGAGAAGACCACCGCAGACGTGGACGCTACCAGCGAGCTAGCCGCTGCTGACGAGCCGCACGGCGAGCAGCAGAAGCATGAGACGGACTGGAAGGCTGAAGCGCGCAAGTGGGAGCAGCGAGCTAAAGAGAACAAGGCCGCTGCAGACGAGCTGGAACAGCTCAAACAGGCGCAGATGACAGAGCAGCAGAAGGCAGAGCAGCGCGCAGAGAAGGCTGAAACGGAGCTTGCGCAGCTGCGGGCCGAGAAGCAGCACGCTGCGGACGTGCGAGAGGTCGCGGACGCGACCGGCGCGCCGGTTGCGTTGCTTGAGTGCTGCGCTGACAGAGCCGCTATGGACAAGCTCGCGAGCGAGTATCAAGAGCTCGCGAAGGCGAAGCAGGAGCCGCCCAGAATCGCGCCCACCGCGCGCGCGTCGCGCATCGTCCACGAGTCCGGCAAGGCCGACACTCGCGACATTTTTGCAGATTTCATGACTGAACTGATGAAATAGGAAGAGGTATTTGAAATGGCTGGTATCGACATCAACCGCACCACTATCGAGCTGCCCGCTGAGGTTTCCGCCGAGATTCTCGCCGGTGTTGAGGGACAGTCCGCTGTCATGCAGCTCGCCCGTCGCATCGAGGTTCCGGGCCGTGGGCTCGCTATCCCCGTTGTGACCGGTGACCCCGTGGCCGCTATGGTCGCTGAGACCGCCGAGAAGCCCGTTAGCAACTCGCAGCTGTCCACGAAGACCATGCGCCCGCAGAAGTTCGCCGTCATCGAGCTGTTCTCCGACGAGTTCCGCCGTGACGTGCCTGCGCTGTACGACGAGCTTATCCGTCGTCTCCCCGGCGCTATCGCCAAGGCTTTCGACCAGGCCGTGTTCGCTGGCACCGGCGCTGTGACCGGCTTTGACCGCCTGTCCGGCGTTGACACCATCACCGCTGGCGCTGACCCGTCCGTGGACGTTAAGGCCGCTATGCTGGCCGTCGCCGCCAACGACGGCGAGGTTTCCGGCTTCGCTGTTGGCAACAGCTATTACGCAAACATGATCACGACCGTTGACGGCATCGGTCATCCCCTGTACCAGCCGTCGTTCGATGACAAGGCTGTCGGCCTGGTCTACGGCTCGCCGGTCGTTAAGTCCGCTGCTGTCCCGATGATGTTCGCCGGTGACTGGTCTGCTGCCATGTACGGCATCGTCGACGGCATCAACATCGCTTACAGCGCTGACGCTACGGTCAACGACGGCACCAACCAGATCAACCTGTGGCAGCGCAACATGTTCGCCGTCCGCGTTGAGGCCGAGATCGGCTTTGTCGCTGACACTGAGAAGTTCGTCCAGGTCGTTGAGGGCTAGTCGAGCTTTTGAGCAATCCCCATATGGCCCCTGCAGCCGTGCACGCTGCGGGGGCCTTTTCGTAAGCAGGTGAAGAATGAGCTGGGCAACAGTTGAGCAGTACGAAGCGCGCTACGGCGCTGCAGTGGACGTGGACACGCTGCAGGAGTGCTTGGACGATGCGACCGCTCAAATCAACTCGCAGCTGACCGCAGCGGGCATCGACTACAGCGAGCCTAGCGAGGATTACGCGCGGCTGCTGATGATGGTCTGCCGACAGATGGCCCACAGGGCTATCGGCGCGACTGAAAGCGCCTTGCCTTTCGGAGCTACGCAGGCGAGCCAGACCGCGGGGCCGTACACGCAGAGCTTCAGTTTCGGCAACCCATACGGCGATTTGTACATCACAGCGAGCGAGAAGCGCATGCTGGGCATCGGCAAGCCGTACATCGGCGCTGTCCCCGCGCAGGTTGCCCCGCGCAAGGTTTGGCGGTTCGGCGATGTTTGCGACGATTAACGGGACGGTCTACGCGCCTGTCCACGGCGTCAAAGACCGTTTCGGCAACCCGCAGCGCGCGTTTGACGATGGCACCGCCGTAGACGGCCTGCTCGTCGCGCCGGGTAGCACGGATGATTTGGACGCTAGCCGCCCTGACGGCGTTTCAGTGGCGCTCACAGTCCATTTCCCTAAGACGTGGGCAACCAGCCTGCGCGGCTGCGAAATCGAGCTTGCAGAGCCTTACAGCGGGCGTTACCGCGTCATCGGTGACCCGCAGCCGTATATGGACGCGAACACGCCTGGGGCGTGGAGCATGCCTGTGGAAGTGGAGCGGGCTGATGGCTAGTAGTGGGCTGATGCGTGTTCGCATCGATGAGAAGGCGCTTGAAGTCGCAGGCAAGAAAGGCGCTCTGGGCGCTGTCAACAGCCGTGCCGCGCAGATTCAAGGCCGTGTTAACCAGATGGCCGCAGGCTTCCGCACCGGGCGCTACTACAGCAGGCCCGACAGGCAGATGCGCGGTGACAAGCAGCCGGAATACGGCATCAAGCGCGCTATGTCGCGCGAGAATCCGCATGCGCTTGTCTACACCGCGAACTACGCTGCCATGAAATTCGAGCATGAGCACAACGGATTACTGAAGGCGAGCAGGTGATGAACGATGGCTGTTTTCAGTGTCACTGCTGCTTTCGTCGAGTTCATCAGCGCGCTTGCTATCGGTGACGGCTGCAGCACTCAACCGCCAATGGACAGCGAGCGCTTCCAGACCGTTGAGAACATCGGCGGGCCTGTCGATTCAAAGGTCTGCAGCACAACGCTTGCAATACAGGCGTGGGCCGCTGACGAGGTAACCGCGGAAGCGGACGCGAACGAGATCGTCTATGCGATTGAGACGAGCGAGCCGCCCGCGGGTGTCCACAGCATGAAGGTTTCTCAAACGCCTTACCCGTGGTGGGACGAATCGACACGTCTACCGCGCTACCAGCTGACGGTTGAGTGCGTCCACCAACTGACAATCTAGATAATTTGTGAAAGAAGGTACAAGTATGCCTAATGTTGATGCTTCGCGCGTCACGGTCGGCGCTGCTCTCGCGACCGGCGCTGTTTTCGTCGCGCCGCAGGGCACCGCGCATCCCACTGACGCCACTACGGCGCTTGCAAACACTTACAAGTGCATCGGCTACACGTCTGACGAGGGCCTTTCGATTTCCGAGAGCTCCAACAACGACGCGAAGCGCGCGTGGGAGGGCCTGACGGAGGTTTACAATGTCAAAACCGAGTATTCCGAGCAGATTTCCTTCACGCCTATTGAGTGCAATGAGCAGGTCGCAAAGCTGATGTGGGGCGATGACGCTGTTACCGTGGACAGCCAGACCGGCGCTCTCACTATCAAGCACCACGGGCGCACGCTTGACCCGGTGGAGTGCGTCATCGAGACCGTGCCGCGCACCGGCATCGTCAACCGTCGCGTCGCTACCATCCAGCTGACCGAGCGCGATTCGCAGACGCTTAACGGCGCTGACCTCGATGGCCGCGCTCTGACGTTCGATTGTCTCGCGGCTGCTGACGGCACCACTCTCACCGAGTACATCGCTTTTACGAATTAGGTGATGCGAAATGGCAAAGGGGACAATCAAGCGCGTCACGGTCAACGACCGCAAGTATTCCGTGGACATGGCACGTGCTAACTCATGGGCCGCTGTTAAGCTGCTTGCGAAGCTGCAGGGCGAGAAGGACGTTAGCAAACAGGGCGCATACGCTATCCAGTACGCTGATTACGTGCTGGGTGACACAATGGCAGACGTTGCGGACGAATGCGGCGGCGATGACGCACCGGCTGATGCCGTCATCTCGCTCGCCTTTGAGGTCATCGCAGCTGCATCAAAAAACTAGTCCTGCTGGGGTATGCGCTGGGTGCGCATGAGGATGAACTGCGCGCAGACCTGCAGCAAACATACGGAATCGACCTTGATAAAGCGATGGGCGGCGAGCACTCAGCGGCCCATATCGCAGCGCTGACGGCGCAGTTGCCCGCAGGGGCGAGAATCCGCGTCTGCGAATCGCCTGACGAGCGGTGGACGAGCGAGCTGTCATTGCTCGCGTTGATCGCGAACCAGCTGAACATGCTGCTATACATGCTCGGAGCGAAGAAGGGCGATAAGAAGCCCGCGCTGATAGGCCCGTCGTGGATGACGGATGCGAGCAGCGGCAAGGTTGACGCGCAGGTTATGACAATCGACCAGCTGCGCGCGGAATTGGCGAAACCGCGCCGCGCGCAGCATGACAAAAGCGCCGTAGGGGGTGAATAATGCCTGACACCAATGTTGGCTCTGCCTATATCGAGGTGGAAGCCAAACTGAAGGACGGCGCAGGAAAAGAACTGCAAAAAGATGTTGAGAAAATCGACGGCAAAGCGCCGGGTAAGAAGGTCGGCGAGGAAGTCGGCGAGGGTGTAAAGGGCGGCATCGGAGCGAAGGCCGTTGTCATCGGCAACATCCTGTCTAACGTCATTATGGCAGGCGCTAAAAAGGCCATGGAAGCCGTTGGCGCTGTCATCGGCGGCGCTTTCACGAATGCCGCGAACTTCGAGCAGCTCGCAGGCGGCGTCGAGAAAATCTTTGACCAGGCGAACATCAGCGGCATCATGACCGATGCGGCGAACGCCTACAAAGATTTGAACATGTCAGCGAACGACTATCTGTCTGCAATCAACCAGACCGGCGCGACGTTCGCACAGACGATGGGTGACCAGAAGGGCTACGACGTTGCCCGCACCGGTATGCTCGCTATCGCGGATTACGCGAGCGGCACCGGGCGCAGCGTGGACGAGCTGACAGAGAAGTTCTCGATGATCACCCGCGCGACGAGCTCTTACCAGTCTATCGCAGACCAGTTCAGCGGCATCCTGCCTGCGACATCTGCTGATTTCCTTGCGCAGGCGCAGGCAGCAGGCTACCTGTCAGAGGAGTACACAAAGCTGACAGACGTACCCGTTGCAGAGTATCAGGAAGCCGTCAGCCTGATGCTGCAAAAGGGCGTTGCCGACATGGGCCTTGCCGGTAACACGGCGGCTGAGAGCGCGTCCACTATCAGCGGGAGCATCGCGATGCTGAAGGCATCGTGGGAGAACTGGCTTACCGCTGTGGGCGGCGGCGGCGATTTGTCCACGGCTACACAGAATCTAGTTGATTCGCTGTCTGCCATGCTGCAAAACGCTGTCCCTGAGATAGGCACGATTCTGGGCAACCTTATCAAGGGCATCCCTGATTTGGTTGTCACGTTCCTAAATGAGTTGCCGTCGCTTGCGACGAACCTAGTGACGGCGCTGTTCGGCGAGGATGCAGGCGCAGCAGTCACCGGTGTTTTCGACGAGATCGCGCCGCACCTTGATTCGCTCATCGCAGGCGTGCAGACGATGTTCACGAACCTGCAGCCGTTCATCGACACAGTAGGCCCCGCACTGCAGACGTTCGGCGCTGCGATGGTCGAGCTGATAAAAGCGATGATGGATTCGCTCGGTCGCACGTTGCCGGTTATCACCAGCTTCTTGAATTGGGTTGCGCCTTATGTCGCGGCGTTCTTCGAGAAGCTTGCCGGTTTCATCAACTGGTTCATCAGCGACGAAACGCGCATGAACGGCACGTTGACGAACCTTGCGCTGATTATTGAAGCCGTACAAACCGCTTTCGGTAATGCCGTGACGTTTATCAGCGGCGTTTGGGGCGGTCTGGTCGAGTTCTTCCGCGGCATCCCCGCAAAGATTCAAGGCTTTTTCGCGACTATCGGAACATGGTTCTCGACGAAATTCGGCGAGGTCAAACAAGCTATCGTGGACAAGTTCCAAGAAGCCGTTGATTTCGTAGCGGGCATCCCTGGTAAAATCCTCGGATTCTTTGAGGGCATCGGCCAGAGCATCGGTGACTTCTTCGGAGATATCCACATTCCGCTGCCGTATTTCGCAGTCAATCCGCCTGGTTGGAAGCTTGAAGACCTGCTGAAGGGCTCCATCCCGTCGCTGTCCGTCGAGTGGCATGCTAACGGCGGCATCGTGGACGGCGCAACGCTAATCGGCGCGGGCGAAGCCGGACGCGAAGCCATCGTGCCGTTGGAGAACCGCAGCGCAATGCAGCCGTTTGCTGCTGCTGTGTCCGATGACATGCAGGCAGACGGCACGTTCGCTGACATGCTGGCGGTGCTGAAGCAGATTCGCGACAAGAGCACGGATATCTACATGGATTCTGAGAAGGTCGGACGCGCGCTCACTCCTGCGGTCAACAGGGGCATCGGCAACCGCGCGGTAATGAGTTCAAGGGGAGCGGCGTATGCGTTCTGATGTTGTGAAGTTCAAGACGCTTGACGGCGCCACCACCTATGACAGCGTGACCGATTGGGGCATGACGCTCACTCATTGCGACGAGCAGAAGCCCGCACCGAAATTTGAGCGCATCGACGTACCCGGCACCAACGGCTCCGTGGACGTTAGCGCGGCTTTGAGCGGCGATATCCCGTTTGAAGACCGCACTGTTGAGCTGACCTTCTTCAAGCTCTGCACCGACCATGACGCAGCCTACGCGCTCGCCGGTGACGTTGCCGCGGCTGTCCACGGCAAGCAGATGCAGCTGCAGACCCCTGACGCGCGAACTGATGGCAACACGTGGTACACCGGCGATGTCGAGATCACGGAATGCCGATTTGAAGACCGTGGCTGCGAAATCGACGTGCGGGCGGTCTGCTCGCCGTTCAGATACAGCGAGACGGGCGGGCGGCTTGAAATCAGCGATTTCAGCGGCGGCACGGTGATAGGCGCATCGAACCTGCTTAAAATCAGCGATTCCACGCTTAACGGCAATCTGCGGTACCTGCAGGTGTCTTTCGATGGTTCAAGCACGCTTGCATATCGCAACCAGTACCATAACAGGGTAGCGGTTCAATATGCGAATTCGTCCAACATGTTCGATATGGATTACGCCTATCTGACCGGTAAGACGATTAACGCCACTGCGCAGAGCCCTGCATGGGTCAACAGCTCGCAGATTTCGCAAGATGGGCAAATCTGCAATTTCGGTGCGGTGAATGTGAACTGGGTTGAGCGCTTGATTGTCTGCGCGACGAACGAAAGCTCTATCGCAGACACTGACGGTTTCAGGGTGTTTCCGTTCACAGAGAACACACGCGCGCGTGTTTGGGTCTACAGCGACGATGTCACTGCGGTGTCGAGCAGCGTGACCGTTGACGGTGTTACATACAGCGCAGGCATCAAGGTTGACTACACGAAGCTGGTCGGCAATGGCAGCTCTGTTGGCAGCAACGGTGTCTACACCGGTACAACCGGCTCGCTGGGTACGATTCAAGCACCTGCAATCAACAGCGCGTGGAATGGCGAGTACCTTGATTTCGCAGTCGACCCGTATCTCGGGCAGCTGCGGTTCACTCTCGCCGGTGTGACCTGTCCGCACGTGTATCTGCGAATCGCGTTCTACTATGCGACCGATACAGCACCTGAAACGTGGACAGAGCCTGACACACAGGTTTGCTACTTTGATTTGCCGCAGCCGCTTAGGCGCTTCAACGAAATCGATTCAGGCATGAACTATGGCAGCGACGTGCTGTATGACGAGATCGCATCTGCATACACTGACACATGGGATGGCAGCGCGTATGTCAAATACGACGTGCAAAAGCCTGAAGAGCCTGTGCATGCAAGCTATATAGCGGCATCGGGCGCGACGGCAAGCGGGATTCTGACGCGCAGGTTCGTGCCGCTCGGAGTCTACGCGGGTTTCGCGGGCATCCACGATTACACGGTTGATGCAGGTGACCAACCCGCGTATCCGACCGTCACGACGGATAGACTGGATATGTACATCGAGTACAACGGCAACAGCTACAAGGTGCCGCGCTACACCACTGTGACGTTGGACAGCCTGCTCTCACGCGGTGAGAACACAATCAGCGCGACGGCGGGCTATGGCGGTTACAGGCCGACAAACATCATCACGTGGCCAATCGGGGTGCTGTAAGATGTGGCGCATCAAACTAGATGGGCGCACAGTCTACGAGCCCAACAACACGCTGCTGAGCGCCACACGCGCTGAGCTGTCCACGGCGCTGAGCGCTGCGGGCTCGCTGGAGCTGCAACTGCCTTTCGGACACGCGCTTTATGACGAGCTCGCCGCTATGCCGCTCCTGGGCAACCAGTGGTGGACGGTCGAGCGCGATGGCTCGGAGTTCTGGCGCGGGCGGCTAGTCCAGCGCAACGCAAAGCCATTAGACGGCGTGATGATTCTGCTTATCGAAGGCGAGCTAGGCCTACTTAACGACAGCATCATGCCGCCTTACGC